CATTGGATTCTCTCAGATTGCGGCTAACCCTTCCATGGGACGTGATCACGAGACTCTAGAAGCCAAAGCACGTATGAAGGCTCATCCAGAGCAATACACCAAGGCTGCCATCGACAAGATTGCCTCTGCTACTCCTACCCAAACGACCCAACCAATCAGTGTTGAGTCTCACAGCAAATCATTGGTAGCATCCAATGCCGTAGCACCAGAGCCAAAGGATAGCTCTCCTGATCAGATCCCTGAGATCACCGTTGTTGCGCCTCGTAACAACAAGACTATCGTAGCCGGCAACAAGGATGGTGACGTTGTGATCAAGGCTCGTAACGACGAGTCTTCATTCGCTGGACCTACCGCACAGATGTTCGATCATCCCGTCAGCTTCGCTGGCGTGTACTCAATGTAACAGTAAATATACTTTACTGTTCGACCACTTTTCGATAAAGTTTACGTTACTGTCGCCCAAAAGAAAGGAGCCTTGCGGCTCCCTTCTCTAACTTCACACTCCTCACCTTTCGGATCTGGCGATCTGTTATTCCTGATCAGCTAGACCACGGAACATGTTCAACATGCTGTCGTCGTCATCACCGGCAGTGGCTGGCTCGGCCTTTGGTGCTGGCTTGGAGGCTGCCTTCGTTGGAGTCTTAGCGACTTCCTTCTCGGCGGTCTTCGTACCGGCAGACTTGGCTGGAGCCGCATCCTTCGCTGGTGCGTCATCCCAAGGTGGAGTGTTGTCCTCGTCGCTGGCGACTGGCTTGCTCTTTACCGTGCTCTTTGAAGCAGGAGGAGCACCATCCAATCCCAGTACCTTGTTCAAACGAGCTTCGAGCTCTTCATACGTCTTGAACTTGTCGGCGGCGACCAAGTCCTTCAGACTGTACTCTTTCTTCCAAAGAACTTCGATTTCCTTGTCGGTATCGGCTACCGCAGTGACTGCTTCTTCAAAGTGAGAAGTGTCATAGTTGCGGTATCCTTCAACCTTGCGGATCTTCAAGCGGAAGTTCTTACCTTCCCAGAAGCTGATCACGTTCACTGGTTCAAGCTTGTTGCCTTCCAATGCTGCACCGGCGATTTCCTCGTCGGTTGGGTTGATCTGCATCCTGATCTTGTCGAAGATCTTCTTGCCGTAAGAGTACAGGAACACCTTGCCTTCATTCTCAGGGTGTACTGGATCCTTAACAACAAGGATGTTGCTGATGTAGCTCAAGCGACGCTTTTGCTTACGGGCAATTTCCTTGTTGGCTTCGACGCCTGAATCCCAAAGCTTGCTGTTGAAGTCGCTTACTGGATCCTGGAAGTCACGGCCAAGGGTCGTGCGGGAGTTTTCGATGTACCATCCGCCTGGACCTTGGAAACCGTGTGTGAACAGAGTCACCCATGGCAGACCGTCCTCGCCGTCTACGGCAGGAGCGTCAAGGAAGCGAATGATGGCGAAACCGTTGCCCGCCTTATCCACTTCTGGTTGCCAGTAGCGGTCATCGGAACGGTTGGAACCCTGTTGGGTGTCTTTGAGAGCCTTCGTCAGCTTGGACAAGCTGGAATTCTTCTTAAGATTTGCTAGACTAGACATGAGCTATTATCCTTTATGTTGTATCAGTTTTATTGTGGTTTCACAGTCTTCATAATGTAAGGTTATTTAGGTCAGACCGCCACCGATCTGACCCAAATTTGGAACTTTATTTTACTCGCCGAAGCCGAAACTCTTGTCAGATTCCTGAGTAGAAGAAGGCTTCGTCTGGTTCATCTTACGAATGCGGGCGATGGTCTGTTCGACACTGTTACCCAAGCACTCGATAGAGATGATGATCTCACGGATGTGAGCACCTCTTCATGCTCTTCCTTCGCCAAGCGGGGAACCTTGTGCTTGATGTACTGCTCACGAGCAGCGGTAGAAGGCATGCCGATCTTGATGATCTCGTCGAACCGTGATGGACGGTTGACCAGACGCTTGTCCAGGCGCTCTGGGTAGTTGGTCGTGGCTACGAAGACAACGTTGTCAATCTGTAGCTCGCCGTCCAATAGAGCCAACATCGCGCTCTCACCCTTCTTGTCAACGATCGCATCGATGTCCTCGATCATAACGACGATGGGACGAGTCTTCTCGATCATGCGGAGAACCCGCAGACCCTCGGCCGTGAAGCCGGGATCGCTCAAATAAACACTGATGCCACCCTTGTCAACGATCTGCTTGGAAAGCTGCTGACACAGGACGGTCTTGCCGGAGCCGGGAGGACCCCAAAGCATAATGCCGCGCTTCCAAAGGAAGCCATGCTCACGGAACTTAGGCTCGCAAGCCCAGAAGTGGTTGATGGACTCAAGGACGCGCTCGGCCTTAGAGTCAGGGAGGACCAACAGCTTGTCCAGATTGATGTCCTTCTTTACGAAGTAGATACCCTTCTGGTCGCTGAAGTTGATGACGTACTGGCCTGCTGGTAGCTTTGGCTCAGTGGTTGCGCATGGGAAGTAGGAGTCACCGTTGCTGACTGCCCACATTTGAGTACCCTTATAGAACTCTTGTACCTCGGCAACGCGATCACTTGGCTCGCCGTCGTCGTCAACTTTATTCACTCTTGACATATCAAAGTCTCCGGGATGTGTTGTCTAAAATCAATTTCGTGTATCGGTTCAATGGTGTTGTAAAACGGTCTGAATTTCTTCAGCTTCTTGTATTTGTCGTCCCAGAGGAGTTGTCCTCTGAGTTTCTTATCCATGATGTCGAAGATGCCCTTCACTTTGTCCAGGATCAGCATGGACGCCCAATGCACGTCACCCTGGTAGGTCATATCGAAAACTCTCTGAGGTTCAAACCCTCCGGCCTCTTGTATGTGACGGACGTCCATGCTGAAGCAAGTCATCCGGCCACCTATGCTATAATTCTTCCACTCTAGCTCGTAAGCCAGCAGCGCATTGTTGTCGATGTCACGAGTCGTCACCCACTTGTCTGACCTGAAGAACAACCAGGCAAGGATGTATCCTATTTCCTTGGCGCTGTATAGGTCGTCAAATATACGAACCATCTTGTGGTAAGCATACTTGTCTTTGCGTCGTTCAAAGGTAGCTTCCTTGTAGGAAGTCTGACCGTGGTATAATTGAAAATCGTAGTCGGTTGTGTAATGTAACAAGACCGCGTGATGAATTTGAAATATTTTGAACGGGTCTATGTTGTACTTGCTCATACCGGCAATTGGCTGCTCTTCTGTAGGTAACGCTTTTTGCGCGCCTCTATTTCTATTATACTCTTAAGAGTTAAATTTATCAAGGTGGCGGCCACTTCTACCTCAAGACCTGTGGTCTCGCAGTAGTCGGTGATCGCTTCCATGTGGTCAATTCCTTGCTTCTGAGCGATGTCCTGAATCAGAAGACTGAACTTGTTCTTCTCGTCCGTGGTAGGCATTAACCCTTCTCTAATACTATGTATTGAATGTTTCGTGATGGAACGAAGACCGCATTGCCGTCCATATCCACAGTCTCGAACGTGCTGTTCGGTTCCTTGTAGGTTTTGGCGATGCGGTTCTGTAATTCTTTGAACTGAGACTCCGTGTAGTCCAGGGCTGGACCCATGACACGGCGCTCGTCAGTGCCCACCAAGTAAATGATGGTGCGATAAGGAAACTTCTGGTCAGCCATTATGAAACCCCGAATATGTGATTGGTCTGGTTGGACACAATGATGAACTGTACGTCCTCACTAATGTCCTTCAGGTTGCGACAGCCTTGGTAGGCGCAAGAACTGCGCAGACCACCGAGCAACTCTCTGACCGTACCGGCGATTGGTCCGCGATAGGGTACGAGAACATCTTTCCCCTCGCTGGCCCGGTACTCGGCCAGACCGCCATTGTGTTTGTGCTGGGCAGTCTTGGACGCCATGCCGTAGAATCTCTTGTGGGTGACCGGTTTCAAAGGATCCCAGCCACACTCAAACGTTCCGCCTTCGCGATAGTCCTCGCCACCACCCTCGTCATGACCGGCGAACATTCCACCGAGCATAACATAGTCGGCACCGGCAGCGAAAGCCTTCGCCACGTCACCGGGATTCTGGCAGCCGCCATCGGCCACAACCTTGACACCGACGTTCTTGGCAGCCTCGACACATTCAATGACGGCGCTGAACTGAGGGAAACCGATGCCAGTCAACTTGCGTGTCGTGCATACGGAGCCAGGACCCACACCAATCTTAATGATATCGGCACCGGCCAGTCCTAGATTGAGCACGCCTTGACGCGTCACGACGTTACCCGCCATGATCTTGACCGGGTAGCATTCTTTGATGTACTTGATAGCAGAGGCGAAGTCCTCGGTGTATCCGTTGGCGACGTCAATGCAAATCGTAGGCAGGACCTTCATTTTGGTCTTGACTGCTTCGTAGAAGTGATGGAACTTGCGCATATCCTGAGCACTGATGCCCATGGAGTACAGAACGTTCTTGGTGTAGGAAGCCTCAAGGGTGCTGGTGAAGAACTCAACCAACTCTTCAACCTTGTAGTGCTTGTGGAGTGCGGTCATCATATCAAAGGCACACAGAGCGCGCGCCACCTGAAATGTACCGACACCGTCCATATTGGCGGCGATGACCGGGATCACTCCCTGGTCGTTCTTCAATAAGACGGCATTGCGTGACGCAGGACCGTCGGCGCGGTACTGAGGAACCATCATCACCTGGGAATAGTCAAGCTTGGGAGCCGGATCAATTCTTAACATTCATAATCTCCCGCATTGCCGCGTAGGTTGTCTCGTTGAGGAGAGTGACGTCTGCCTCGGTCTCAATCCAAAGCCTGGCACCGCAACTCAGCAGCCGATCTGGACTGTATACGATCCTGCTAGGACCATCCCAGACTGCTTCAGAGCAGTAGCGCGACTTGGTTCCCTGCTGAACACGGACCACCGGGTGAGTGGTCTTGTTCTTAATGTTGCGTTTGATCAGCTGGGCATTGACGTGAATGATCGATTTCAAGCAAGATCCTCGACAGCTTTCATGCCCTGTTCTTTCGTGTAGTAGATGCCCACATCATGACCGGTTACGTGGCTGGAATTGTCCGTGACCGCTGTGCCGGCGAACTTCCAAGCAGACCACTTGCTGGCGAAGGGACGGAGACCGCCAACCAATCTGCCGGTCGCGTCGAAGTATTCCAAGTCTTGGCGGTCGGAGTCAGGACTCTGTGACCAGGTGGGAACTTCCCAACGAGGAAATTCGAGTGCCTTGGTGCTGACGGGAGCCATGCCCGCGACGTCAGATGGAGAAAGAACCTCAGAGTCCATGCCCATGGTTATACCTTAGTTGTGTGCGGAGTAGAAAATGTGATGACCGATCTGAGCCAACTTGGACTCATCGGTTGCCCAGTTGGGGAACTGGATATAGTCAGCATGGTAGAGGGTCGCGTTGGCAACATCTTCACTGCGTACATGTTTGAAATAGACACCCTTCACCATCGCCATGATCGATTTGTAAACGGTCGTCGCCATACGCGGTCGAACTTTACAAGTCCAGCTGAACTGGCACACGATCTTGTTATTCACCTTGTTCAAGTGCCGTTCGTAAACGACACCACAAACGGTCTTTGGATACTGAGGATCAACCACCCGGTTCATCACCACCGTAGCCACCGCCAGCTGACCGTTCTCCGGTTCAAATGCTGCCTCGGCATAGGTATTATCCGCAAGACACTTCAATTCAGCGGCCACGAAGTCAGCCTTTGCCCGTTTGGCGTCGGCCTTCGCCTTGAGCTCGTTCTGTTGAGCCATGACGATGTCTTCGTAGAACTTTTCTCTGCTCTGAAGCTTACTGAGTTTGTCGTCTTTATCCGACAGTCTCATCTCCAACTGTTGTTCTGCCTGTTGATATCGCTGAAGTAGTCTGATCGTGGTGTACAAAGCATAAAGTGCCAAGCAAGCAAAAACAATCAATCCAATCCGATACATCCAAAGGACGGCGCGGTTCATAATGTAGTTCCTTGTTTAAGGGAGTTCACATTATCTATTATACGCCTGGAATTTGTAAGAGTAAATGTACGGATTAAGTTAAAAGAAGTGGCCGCTTATTCTGTTTACAAGGAAGCGGCCGAAACTCAGACCCGAGGGTTAGGCTGCTAGAGCCAACTCTACGGTGTCATAGAAGTCATCGTTAGATGCTTTTATGGTTTTGCACTGTTACGGTCGTAGCATACCGGATTGCGCTTGGTGTATTACTCACGCTGTCGAAACCTGTCAGGCCCATCAGAAGCAATCTCGCTAGCGCATTTGCTGGAGGGTTTAGTGCGCTACCTCGACTCCTAAAATCTGTCCATTAGGAGATTGCTTTTGGTGGACCTGGAGGGAATCGAACCCTCGTCCAACATGCCTTTAGTCAGGCGTTTACAATCATTCAAACCTATTTAGCCATTCCATTCGTAAGCCTGTACAGATGGAGCAATGCGGACACTCACAGTATCCCATCGTCTTGACGCCATCACCCTTAAGCTTCTTGTGAAGCTTCTTGCAGTCCTCCGTATGGATCTGACCGCAAGAAGGCAACACAAGGTAGCCCATAGTCCCGCACTCAGGACAATTACTGTGGTTTTGCAAACACCAGTCTCTTGTAGGACAACAATCCCTTACGGTCCGCTGACCAAACTGGATCGGAGGCGAATGCCGTCATTACGTTTCCGATGTCTGGCTCAATGAACGGATAGGTCTTGATGCCGCGCTGTTTGAAGTCTTCCAGAGCCCTGGCCAATGCCGGTAGGTCGGGAACTCCAATCACACTGAAATACAACTCGTCAAACTTGCCCTGGTCAATACCATTGGAGCCGGTTCGTTGGCCCATACGTGCGGCCGCATGCGCTGCCTGGACTAGCTGATATTCCGGAGTCATATCCTGACGCACGAAGATGTAGACGTAGTGGCGCGTGTAAAGATCCGCAGGGATCTTGTACTGCTCGTAAAGAGCCACGGCAATATTGGTGTCCAGAATGATGTCGCGTTGAGCCTTCTCCTGCGACGCATCAAAGCCGAAGAACTCGTCTTGATGATAGCGTAGGATGAACTGTGATTGCTTAGCCAACTCCGTCGCGCGCCTTACTGCTCGCTCCGGATCAACTCCATTGTCCAGCATCCTCTTGTTCTTTACAGAACGAAAGTGCCGGCGAATGAAGGTTGATGCTATCTTAACCCGATCCTCAGTTGTCTGAGGCGTCTTGGCCCGCATGGCGCGGAGGATAGCGTACTGCACGATGTCCAAGGACATAAGGTCTTTGGCTTGTGCGATCTTTCTGAATTGTTCGATAAAATTAATCATTTGAGTCTCCAATAATTGTAACTGATTCTTCCGTAAGAGTCAATCACACAAGGAGGACCTCGTGCATAACAAAAGTGCTACGTGTCAGGCTTCTACAAGCCTTCGTATTCGTCTTGTGGCAGAACAGAGATCCAGTCTACTGGACATCCCGTTCCGGTGCCACCGATAATTGTTTCAGTGCCCATGTTTAGATCTTCTTTTCTAGGTCTTGAACTTCAGTCTTCACCAGGTCTTCAACCTTGGTGGCTTCAGTCTTCACTTCGGTTTCAACCACGGCAGCTTCAGTCTTGACTTCAGCAACAACTTTGGCGACCTTTGGCTTGGAACCCTTGATCTTGGCTTCGATCTTTACGACCTCGGCCTTGACTTCTTCAACGACCTTCTTGCCCCACTTTTCAATGTGCTCAGGAACGACGCTGAAAATCTTCCAACCTTGTGGTTGTGTAACGTGACCGGTGTCAACCGCGTTGTGAGGTAGGTGCATTTCATCAATCGTGGTGACTGATGTATGGTTGCCGTCAAGATCTTTTACAAGTGTTACTAGCATTCTTTTCCCCTGAATTTGGCTCGGGATTCGGGCATCGAACCCGTATCTTCTGTTTTAGAGACAGTGCTCTAGCCTGTTTGAGCTAATCCCGAATAACCTTTTATTTAGTGTACCGCAGAAGTGGATTCTTGCGATACTCTATTTCCTGTTCCAGCCGCTGGAATTTGGCTTCCTGGACGACGGCTGCTAACAATGTGGTCTCATCTACTAAGGCTGTGTGCCAAACCTGGACTCCTCCACCGATTTCATCAGAGACATACTCTCTGCCGAGCGCACCAGTAGTCCAGAAGAGATGATGCCCATTTGGAAGTGCCACGTCGCCTGTTTTGGGTGGCGGTGGAAGGTCAGCTTCTATCTGAGCATGTCTCAGTCGTTCTTCTAGCTTACTGATGACCGATCTATTGTGCAGACAGGTTGCACAAAGGACAGGAGATCCAGGTTTAGCGGCACACGTGTCGCACTCTTTGAATTCACTCATTTCTTAGCCGATGCCTTCTTCGCTTTCACCAAATCGGCTTGAAACTTCACAGGATCCTCTACGAACTCTTGGAGTCGTTGAAGACCTTTATAAGCCGGTTCAACAAACAAATGTGGTTGAGGATTGTCTTCAACCGCCATGATAATCACGGACTGGCTTGGCATCTCACCAAACCGTTCGTTGTACATCGTGTTGTAGATTGCGCACTGCAACCAATACGTCGTGATGTACTCTTCCTTCTTGTCGCGCGTGCTTCCCTTGAAGTCAATCGTAGAAAGCAAGCCATCAAAATCTGCAATCGTGTCAGGAGTACCGGCTAGCTTTAGCTCGTCGCTCCAGAGCGGTTTTTCAATCAGCCGGATGTTATTGATCCGGTTCAACAGAGGCTTTACCTGGACGAAGAGGGTCTTCGTTAGCACGTGGGCTGATAGCGTTTTTCTTAGCTCCAGTTCCTCATTGCGCAGGTAGTGCTCAATGCTCTTGTGTAAGATGCTGCCTCGGTTCCTTGCTCTGGCACTCTCGCTGTTGGCCTTAGCCTCGCCAATGCGCTTCTTCCAAGCCTCTAGGAATGCCTTATCCCAGTGTCGGGAGATGAACGTAGTGACGCTCTCGTATCTGTTACCGGTTGGTGTAACATAGTGGCGCACACCGTCATCGGCAGTCTCTACCGGGAGCGGAGGCGTCTCTACGAAGCTGTGGGTGAATATCATCCCCACAGTTTAGCCGCTCGCTTGGCGCGAGCTTCTTTGGTAGCCTTGACTGCCTTGTCGCGGTGCTTCTTAACCGTCTGTTGGGTCTTGATCTCTTTGATCGTCTTGTTCTTGCGGAACCGGTCGGCTAGCGGACTGGCTGGATGGTTCTCACCGATCTTGGCAAGGACTTCCTTGAAGCCATCGCTGGCCCGGTCGGAGGTCGTTGAACCAAAATGGACGCCATCCCAAACGACAGAAGGAGCCGTGCCGATATAGCGCTCCAAAGTCTTCTCGTTGTCCTTGACGAACTCATCATACTCGGCATACTTCATCTCGATCTCGATGATCGTGCCGACTGGTAGGGTCTGTCCAGCGTATTCTTGTGGTTGTAGTAGCTTGAACTGATAGATCATCGCTTACCCCTGAAATGCCGGGACGGCTATGACGCCACCCTCGACAAGTGTTCGGAACTCTTCAGTCTGGGCAGGCGTTAGCTCTTCCAGCATGAAGTTGTCGTTGTAGAATTTGTACGCTTCAACTTTGTCTTGAAACGTGGCACCGATATCCCCGCTTAGGATGCCTCTGGCGGTCTGAGCCAGCAGCATTAGTAGTCGTTGCCGCCGCGACCACCGCCACCAAAGTCACCGAGACCAAGGCTGGACTTGATGTCCGCGAACTCGCGTTCACCGACGACGCCAGTGTTGGCTGACTCAAGCTCTTCGGCAATGGACTGCACGACGCTGGTCTTGGCCTTGGGAACTTCGCCGTAGCTGTTCTTGCGGAACTCCGGCACCTTTACCTTCTCAGCATTGGTCAGCTGATACGCGACAACCTTGCGGCCTTCACGGATGGACTTGATCTCTGCCTTGAACTGGTTCTTCAGTTCATGGATGTAAACCGGCACAGAGAAGATATGGATCTTCAGAGTTTCGGACAAAACCTGAGTCTTGACCGGTTCGCCGCTCTTTAGCAGCTGGAATAAACGAAAAGATTGAGTCTGCTTAGCCATTTTTGCCTCTAGTGCCTCGATACATCAATACCAAAAGAATGATCGCCCAGAACCGCCAGTTGCTGACGGGCAGGGCTGAGTGAAGGAGATAACCGATTGTGAACGGAACAACGAAGTTGCCGACGACTGCCATGGCCTTCTGTTCACGCTCTATGAATGCTCTGACTTTTGCGATCATAACTTATTATACTCCGGTCAACCTTAAGAGTATACTTACCCTAAGATCTTGATGGCTTCATCCGCAAGATCTGCGGTGAGTCCGGCCAAGTAATGAGTCTGTACGAAATGACCGTCTTTCTGTTCCGGTAGCATATCGCTGTCGTCATCCAAGATGACATAAGGGTGCGGCTCGTCTGTGAAGTTGTCCAGCCAGTGCTTGATTTCCTGGCCGCGAATCTTGAACAGTGCCGGCTGATGAGGAGTTTTGTCCAGGACGCGCGTACAAGCTTGCACGCCATCGGCCTTCTGTATGAAGCCACGGATGTCCGCAAGACTGTAAAGACGCCGCCACGTGGAACTGATAACGATCTTCAGTTCAGGCTGTGCGACAACGATGCGCTCCAGCTGTTCCACATTGCTTGGGTCCCAGTCAATCTGGGCGCGTTCTAGGTCGTTCATCGCATTACGTTTGGCGTTCGGATGCTCTCGT